GATTGGTATCGGTGAAACCGGCGAGGAAGGCGGGTTCGTGGATTCGACGGCGATGGAAGAAACCACCAAAGAATTCATTGCGGACATTGCTGAAGGCCCGGACAAAACCGTCCAGGTGATCTTGAACCAGGCGGACCCCGGTCAGCAAATGTTGCGTGATGCGGCGCGTGCGCGTCAAGCGGTGGATTTCAAACTCACCTTGTCCGACGGCACGGTGGGCGAATTTAAGATTGTGTTGGCGGGTTGGAAAGTGGCGGAACCGGAAGGCTCAGGCACGTTGAAAGCCATTGCGACGGGCAAGCAATCCGGCGCAACCACCTGGACCGATCCGGCGTAAGGGGTGCGTGATGAATAAAGCGGCATTAATGGCGGCCATGCAGGCGGCGATTCGTGAGGAAACGGTGCCGGTTGACGGTGTTGGTGAGTTTCGTTTGCGTGAAATGACCGCCGGGGCGCGGGATCAGTTCGACCGTTCGTTGTTTAACCCTGAGACCCAGCAGCCGGACTCGATGCACTACCAGTCCAAGCTGGTCCGTGCTTGTTTAGTGGATTCTGACACTAATCAATTGATGTTCGGCCCGACCGAACTGGATCAGGTGTTGGCGTTCCACCCGGATACCCTCGACGCCTTGTTTGTGGTGGCTGAACGTTTGAACGGCCTCGACAAGGCGGCGTTGGAGCGTGCCGAAAAAAACTAAGCGAGCACCCCACCCGATTCTGGCTGTTTGAAATTGCTGATCGGTGGGGGTGCCCGGTGTCGTGGGTTGAATCCCAGCTAACGTCGTCCGAGTTAACCGACTGGGTGGCGTTTTACAAGCGCAAGTCGGGGGTCTCTGATCCTCCAAGCGTCCCTCCTTCTGATCCATCCGGCGCGGAAACCGCGCACTTTAAAGCGGTGCTGAACTGATGTCTAAAAGTAAGTACGAGTTAGAGATTGGCGTCGACGATAAGGCGTCGCGTGCGTTGGCCAATATTGGCACCCGTACTCGCCGTTATCAAAAAGACGCCCAGCAGGCCACCAATGCGTCCAAGCGCATGGCCGATGGGTTCAGTCATGCCGCCACCTCGGTGGCGATTCTGGACGGGCCGTTGGGCGGTGTCGCGGGTCGCTTGTCGTCCACGGCGTCCGCCATGCGCTCATTGAATCCGATTCTGGTTGCCGGAGCGGTGGCCTTTGCAGGCTTTACCGCCGCCGCTGCCAGCAGTTTGACGGTGTTTGCTCAGGTGGAACGCCAGTTGGCGCAAACGGAATCTTTGTTGCGGGCAACGGGCAATGCCTCCGGTCAGACCACCGCGCAGATCGATGCCACGGCCCGACAAATTGCCCTGAATACGTTGGCCGATTCGGCCGGAATGCGGGAAGCGGCGAATGCGTTGTTGACCTTCAAAGGCGTGTCCGGCTCGGTGTTTAACGACACCTTGCGTTTATCCCAGGATTTGGCGTCGGTGATGGGCGGCAGTGCCAAAAGTGCCGCCATTCAGTTGGGCAAAGCGTTGGAAGACCCAGTGCGCGGGTTGGCCTCGTTGCGTCGTGTGGGGGTGAGCTTTACGGGTGCCCAAGAGGCCATGATTAAAAACATGGTCGAAACGGGCAATCAGGCGGAAGCCCAGCGGGTGATCCTGAAGACCTTGCAAGACCAGATTGGTGGCGCGGGGTCAGCGGAAGCGGCGGGCCTGTCCGGGGCGGTGGATACCTTGGGTCAGCGTTGGGAAGAGTTGTTGGAAGCCTTCAACCGAAGTACCGGCGCGGGCACAGCGGCCACCAACATCATCAATGGTTGGGCGATGGGCCTGGAACGGGTGTCGGACGCCATCGACGAAACCGAACAAGAGCGCATTAATAACTTATTTAACCGGCGTCTGGATTTGCAGATGCGGTTGCAGCAGTTGGAAGGCCAGGGCGGCCAATCGGCCAATCGGACCAACGGTTTGCGCCAGGAAATGCGCGCCCTCGATGCCGAATTGGAAATCCTGGCCCAAAAGCAGATGGATGCCGCCGTTGCAGCCAACGAGGCGGCCGAGCAAGGGCGAAAAGTTCAGGCGGACCGTGCAAAACAAGCGGCGGACGAGGCGAAAGCCCGAGAAGACGAGCAGGCCAAGAAAAGCCTGGCCAGTCAGCACAAACAAGGTGCGGCGCGGTTGTCGGCGATGGATCAGCAGTTCGCCGACGAGCAAGAACGGATCAATCTGAACTGGGAGCGTCGCAACGCCGAAATCGATCAGCTCCAGTTGTCCGAGGCGGAAATTCGCCGCCGGGGCTTTGAGTCGTTAGAGCAGTTGCAAGCGGAGTACCGCGAACGCAACGACGATCATCTGGACGCTGAATTCATGGCGGTGGAAGAGAAACACCGTCAGCACCAGCAGAAATTGACCGACCAGGTAAGCCAGCAGGCGCAAGCCCGCCAGGACGTCGAGCGTCAATACAGCCAAATGGTCACCGGGATGCAGATGCAAGCGGCGGCGAATGCGGCGGAGCTGGTGAAGCAATCGGCCGAGGAAGGCAGCGCGGCGTGGGTCGCGGCGTTGTTGGTGCAAAAAGGCTTGTTGGTGGCTCAGGCGTTAATGCACGCCAATTTAGCCGCCACGTTAGCGGCGAATTCTCAATTGTCGATTCCGACCCCGGATGCCCCCGCCCGTGCCTTGGCAGCGGCGGAGACCATGCGGAATTGGGGTTATCTCAATGCCGCGTTGATCGGTGCCACGGCGGTGGCCGAGGTGGCTGGTGCCCGTGAGCGGGGTGGTTCGGTGATTGGGGGTCAAACCTATCTGGTCGGTGAGCGTGGCCCGGAGTTATTCACTCCAGGCGCGGCGGGTCAGATCACGTCCAACGCCAATATGGCCAAAGCGATGGGTGCAGAGTCGCCAGCGGTTCACATTACCTTTCAGATTCAGGCCAACGACACGGCAGGTTTTGACGAGTTGTTGATGTCTCGCCGACATACGATCACCGGCTTGGTTCGCCAGGCGATGAATGATGCCGGAATGCGGGGAGGGTTTTAAATGGCGCAATTTCCAAACGTGAAGTTTCAGGCGGTGGATTTTGAGCACGTTTCACCGTCGGTGGTGAACACCACGCGCAGCGGATCGGATCGGGTGCTGAAGAGTCAGGCCCATTTTTTCCAGTTTACCGTGCGGTTGGTGCCCACTCGATACGCCGAGTCGCGCGCCATTCAGGCGTTTTTAAACGGCCTTCAGGGGCAGTTTGAATCGTTTGATGTGGTGTTGCCCTTGATCAGTGACTGCCAGGGCGCGGCGACGGTGGCTAATGGCTTTGGCTCGGCCGTGGTGGCGGTGGCGTCCAGCGATGGCCGGACGTTAACCCTGGGGCAGTTGACCGCCAATGTGTCGGGCGCGTTGTTGGCTGGGGATTTGGTTCGGTTTGCCAACCATTCCAAGGTGTACCAGGTAACGGCGGACGCCGACACCGATGGTTCGGGTCAGTGCCTGATTCGCTTGCATGATCGCTTATTGGTTGATGTGCCAGTGGGCACGGCGGTGGTGTTTGACCAGGTGCCGTTTACGGTCCGCAAAGCGCGAGATGTGCAGCCCTTGTCGCTGGGGGTGGGGCAGATTGTCCGCCAAGAATTCGATTGTAAAGAGGTGATTTGATGCTGGGATTTTCGTCGGCGTTTAAGGCGTTGTTGCGCGGTAATCACCGCTATTTTCACACCGTCGACATTGATTTGTCGACGGGGGTGTTGCGGTTAACCGATGCCTCTGAAGACGTGACTTATCAGGGCGAGGTCTATCAGGTCAGTCATGGGCTGATGGCCGTGCCGGACGCCAAGCAAACCACGGACATTAAGACCAACGAGGTGGCGGTGACGCTTTCGGCGATCAATACCGCCACGCGGGCCATTGTCTTTGATCAGGCCGTGACCTACCTCAACCGGCCGTTGTCGATTCGTCGCCATTACCTGGACGATCAGGGCAATGAGGTGGGGGTGGTGTCGTTGTTCAGTGGGGTGATGACCAAGCGCGATTACCACGACGGGGACGATGCGTTCTCGATTCAGTTCAAGGCGGCCAGTTGGTGGGCGGCGTTCGAAAAAATCAGCGGGGTGGAAACCTCGTTGGCCAGCCAGCAACGCCATCATGCGTCGGACAAAGGCTTTGAGCACTGTCCGGCGGCGTCGTTAAACATTCGTTGGGGCAGTAGGTAATGAGTTTTTGGAGTGATTTGTGGGACTCGGCGGTGGATGTCGTCAAGTTCGTGGTCAATCCGTTTTGGGCGGCGACCGCCTGGGTGACCGATCAGGCGTTTCAAGCGTTGGCCGAGTGGATGGTTCAGGACATGCCGCAGGGCCACGATCCGACCCGAGAGGCGATGATTCAGGGCGGGGTTCATAAAATCCCGGTGGTCTATGGCGTGGAGACCGTCGGAGCGCACATTATTTACGCGGGCACCTGGGACGCCGATGGTGATCACGATCACAACGACGTGTTGACCGTGGTGGCGGTGTTTTGTGAGGGGCCAGTGGCGGCCATTGAGGAAGTGTTTTTTGACGACGTGTCGGAACACGACGACCGCTTTGTGACGGGTAATATTGACTGGTTGCGCGTGGATCGGTATTTGGGGGGCAGTAATCAAGCGGCCAGCTCGGTGTTGATGGACTTGGCGGCGCGGTTTCCGGCGACTATGCCCGAATGGACCGTGGAACACGTACTGAATAACGTGTGTTATTGCGTGATCCAGATGGAGTACGCTTCGACGCCTGCCGCTGGCGAGGATGCGCAGCCGTTCACTCATGTGCCACAAATCAAGGCTCGGATTCGTGGGCGAACCGTTCGAGCGGTGATGTCGTCCGGGTTTACGTCCAACGAAATCTACAGTGATAACGGCGCGGATTGTATGGCGGATTACCTGACGAACGAACGTTACGGCATGGGCTTGCCTGACGCGGCTCTTAGGTTGGATGAATTTCATGCGGCGCGGGTGGCGTGTGCCACGCAAGTGGAGCACTACGCGGGCAGCGGTTATCACCCAATGTTTACTTGTAATGGAGTGTTAAAAACCGATCAATCGGTGAAGGGGAATGTTCAGACGTTGTTGCAGTGTATGCGCGGCAATCTGATCGACTCGGACGGGAAGTTGGCGTTGCGCCTGGAAGGGGCGAGCGCCCCGCAATTCGATTTTAATGACGACAATATCATTGGTGGGGTGACCGTCGGCGAAGCCGGGCCGAACGATAAGTTCAACCGGGTGGTGATTAAGTTTGTCAATGCCTTAAACGGCTGGACCGACGACGAAGTGGTCTATCCGGCTGGCGATGCCGAGTACCAAGTGTTGTTGGCCGAAGATGGGGGCATTCCGAACACCAAAGAAGTTGCCGCCAAATTGGTCAATAACCCCTACGAAGCCACCGAAATGGCGCGGGTGCTGTTGTTGCGTTCGCGTTTGGGGCTGGGGTGCAACTTGAAAGCGGCCAGCGAGTCGTTGGAAGTGGAGCCGGGCGACGTGGTGTCGGTGACCAATGACCGATTGGCGTGGGTGGCCAAGACCTTTCGGGTGACCGAAAAAACGGCGCACGCCGATGGCACCTGCTCGTTTACCCTGGCCGATTACGACGACAGTTTGTACCAGTGGCAGTTGGGCAGCCAGCGCAGTTATCCCGGTGTGATCATCCCGGACAGTTGGCGCAACCGGCCGGATCGTCCGGTCAGTGTGGCGGTGACTCAGGCGGTGAATACCCCGGCCACCGACGCAGGCAGTTTGACCACGATCACGGCGCATGTGGTGCCGCCGGTCAGTGGGCCGGATTACCGTCATGCGGTGCTGGAGTACCGAACGCAAGGCGAGACCGCTTGGCAGGATGTCCCCGGTGGGGCCAATCCGTCCTTGTCCTGGGTGGTGACCAACGAACAGCAAGTGCTGGAGGTGCGCGCCTATTCGGTGTCGGTGTCCGGTCAGCGCAGTGTTGAGCCGGTAACGACGACGATTCAGTTGGCCGCCTTTGAAGGCTATATTCAAGTGCCTAACGTGACGGGGTTGGAGCTGAAAGGCCAAGGTCATAACACGGTCTTTGCGGGCAAGGATGCGGTGTTGGCGTGGCGTAAAACCTCGCACAACGACTGGTCGGCGCTGAATCAGGGCGCGGCGAACGACGGGGCACTGGATAAGTATTTCGATGCTTATGTGGTGCGGGTGTACAGTCCGCAAGGCGCGTTGCTGCGCGAAGCGGAAACCCAGGATAACGGCTTTGTCTACAGTCACGAAATGAATCTGGAAGACGGCGCAGGCCGGGCCTTTTTGATGGAAGTGGTGATGCGTTCGGTGCACAATCGATACAGTCGCCGCCCGGCCAAATTGTCGGTCTCTAATCCCGCCCCAGCGGTGGTGGAGAACGTCCAATTGTCGGCCAGTTTTCATGCGGCCTCGGTGGCGTTTGATATGCCGAGCGACCTGGACCTGGCGGGGGTGAAAATTTACCTCAGTAAAGTGCAGGGCTTTGTGCCCAGTAATGCGACGCTGGTTTATTCCGGCTTGTCGTCGTCGATGGCGTTAAACACCCTGGATCAAAACACACCCTATTATCTGCGGTTTGTGGCGTATGATGTGTTTGGTGATGGCGCGGTGTCTAATGAATATTCGGTCACCACGTCGCACCTGGCGTCCACCGACCTGGACGATTTGGGCGACTGGGCGACCATCGATCAGGCGGACCGTGCCTTTATTGAGTCGCACCTGAACAACGATGCTATCTCGTCCGACAAAATTGAATCCCTGGTGGCGTCGAAGATTGCGGCGGGCACCATCAATGCCACGGTGGCCATTGGCTCCGAGGGCATTATTCAGACCAATAACAGCGGTTATCAGGTCATTATGGGGGCGGTGGATTCCGGCGGGGCCAATCCGTATGTGTTCCACATGACGGACGGCGAGAACGTTTACTTTTCGTTGGATTCGTCGGGGGCGTTATATGCTAAGGGGCGATTAGAGGCCACCGAGTTGGTGTTGTCAGATGGATTCGTGTACAGCAAGGGCGACCTTCAAGGCGATAAAGGCGATAAAGGCGATAAAGGCGATAAAGGCGATAAAGGTGACCAAGGGGTGCCTGGGGAGGATGGTATGTTGCCCGCCCCGACAGGCGCGCCAGGGTTGTACGCGAACAATAACTACCTAGGCTATCATAACGGCTCAACCTGGCAGAGCTTTATTGGTAATGACGGGCGGTTGTATTTGACCGGCTCCGGTGCGGCGTATTTTGACTGGAATCCGGTGTTGAACAGTCTGACGTTACAAGGGGCCAGCATTGTGTCGTCCAGCATTAAAACGTCGTTGTCGGGTGAGCGGGTTGAGATTAACGATTCAGATAACCGTCTTCGATTCTACAGCGCCAGCAATGCCTTGGTGGCGCAATTTGGTTTTGATACCTCCGACGGGCATAACACCGTATTAAGTATTGACCCGCCCGCTGGCAGTCGCGGGGTGTTGATCAGCACCAGTGGTCAGGCCGCCATGAATGTGTCTTCAGCGGTGTCTGGTTCGGGGTCGGCCTTTTATAACTTCAATGGCGATTATGGATCGAGCGCGTTGGAAGGTGTTAACACCAGTGGTCAGGGCTGGGGCGTCAAAGCCGTTGGTCCCGGCGGGGGCATTGGTGTGGGGATTGCCCAGGGGGGACTGTTCATGCAGCCCTATAACCGCAACGTCAATAACCCGCGCAGTTCGTTGAATGCGGAATTGGTCGGCAATATGGCGCGGTTGCTGTTCAAACACGGTTTGGGGTCGTCGGATTGGGGGGTGGTGCCTTCGGTGTCAATCAACGCTGAATACCCGTTCCGTTATCACGACAAAACGAGCGGATTGGTGGTGATTGTTGGTCAGCGGTTAAGCATTGGCGCGAATGCGTTGGTGACCGAAAGTTACGGTGTCAACCTCGACCAGGTGTGGGGTGGCTTTGTAACGGAGTACGGCACTTCGACGGACGCAGGGTTGAGCACGTTTTCGTGCTTCCCTAACCTCAACGGTCTGGAAATTCGTCACAATGCCGATGGACATACGCGTGATGGTCATTGCCATTGGTTGGTGGTGGGTAAAATTAATCCGGCCTAACTCGGCGTTCTTTCTCTTCTCTTCTTTTCTTCTCTTTGCTAAGGACTTTTTATGGCGCAGTACAATGCGGGGTCGTTGTCGATCCTGGACGGGGGCACCACGGCCACCGGCGTGGGCACG